AAAATAAGTATAGGTTGACATTCGCACGGTTCCATAGTACACTTGAATCATAAGGAGAACTCAATGAGTAACGGTGATCGCGTATTCAATCCAGAAGAAAAAGCTAAACTAACACAACTAATTAACGAGGGTCTTTCAGTCCTGCAGGAAGTGGACGACCTTAATGGCGGCCTAGATGACACAGTAAAGGCTATTGCAGAAGAAATGCAGATTAAGCCAGCAGTACTTAAAAAAGCAATTAAAACAGCATACAAGGCCGACTTTGCACGCCATAGTGAAGACCTAGCAGAACTGGAAAACATTCTAGCAACTGTTGGCAAACTTCAGTGAATCAAAAGAATCAAAAGAAACCTTATCAACAATTAGCCTGGTTAGGAACTGCCGCAATTCTAGTAGGATCAGTTCTTGCAGCATTTAATGTTTTTCCGTTATACTTGTATGTGTTTCTGGCAGCTAATGCTATCTGGGCACTCGTAGGATGGCTGTGGCGGGAACAAAGCCTAGTAGTACTAAATTCTGGTATTACTGTGGTTTATATAGCAGGGTTGGTGTTTAAGTAATGTATGTAGATGCATATTTTGATAGGGAACATGATCGTATAAATGTAGTAGAACGTGTGGCTGGCAGGAGAGCGTATAGAGAGTTTCCTGCCAACTACGTGTTCTATTACAACGATCCGCGTGGCAAATTTCAGACTATCTATGGAAATAGAGTAAGTCGTTTCAGTACACGTAACGGCAAAGAGTTCCAGAAAGAACTTAAAATACATGGCAAGCAGGGAATCTGGGAAAGCGACATCAATCCAGTATTCCGCTGTTTGGCAGAAAACTACTTGGGCGTGGATGCTCCTAAACTACAGACCTGCTTTTTCGATATCGAGGTAGACTTTGATCCCGAACGTGGCTACAGCAGTACGGACGATCCCTTTAATGCTATAACAAGTATCAGTCTTTACTTGAACTGGATCAATAAACTAGTTACACTGGCTGTACCTCCCAAAAGTTTGAGTATGGAGAGTGCTAAAGATATTGTGAAGGATTTTGACAACACGATCCTGTTTGAACGTGAAAGTGAGATGCTGGAGGTATTCCTAGATCTCATTGATGACGCAGATATCCTAAGCGGTTGGAACTCAGAAGGATACGATATTCCTTACACAGTTAATCGCATTACCCGTGTGCTCAGCAAAGATGATACACGCCGCTTTTGTTTGTGGGGACAGTTACCACGTGAACGCAAGTTTGAACGTTTTGGTAAGGAAGAGTTTACTTTTGATATTATAGGCAGACAGCATCTGGACTATATGCAGTTGTATCGCAAGTATACATATCATGAGATGCACAGTTACAGTTTGGATGCTATTGGCGAGTATGAACTAGGTGAGCGCAAAGTTGCCTATGAGGGTACGCTAGACCAGCTTTACAACCAGGACTTTTATACATTTATTGACTATAACAGACAGGACACCATGCTCCTGTATAAGCTGGATACCAAACTAAAGTTTATTGATCTTAGTAACGAGCTTGCTCACGCTAACACTGTTTTACTTCCTACTACAATGGGCGCGGTTGCTGTTACAGAACAGGCAATTATTAACGAAGCACATGAACAGGGTTTGATTGTTCCCAATAAAAAGGACGCAGGTGAAAAGCATACAGCAGCAGGTGCATATGTTGCAGATCCTAAAAAAGGTATTCACGAATGGATTGGTTCAATTGACTTAAACAGTCTATATCCTAGTGCAATTCGTGCTCTTAACATGGCACCAGAAACTATCGTGGGCCAACTACGTCCAATAATGACAGACAATGAGTTAGGCAGACGTATAGCTGAAGATGGTGCTTCATTCGCTGGTAGTTGGGAAAACATGTTTGGTACGCTAGAGTATCAGGCAGTGATGGCTGGCAAGCGTGGAACGGAGATTACTATTGATTGGGAAACCGGAGGATCGGATACTCTTAGTGCTGCTGAAGTTTGGCGTTTAATCTTTGACAGTAATAATCCATGGATACTTACTGCTAATGGTACAATCTTTACATACGAGAAAAAGGGTGTAATCCCAGCACTGCTAGAACGCTGGTATGCTGAACGTAAAGAACTGCAAGCGAAAATGCGTGAAGCAACTGGCGAGGAACGTGCGTTCTGGGACAAGCGACAGCTAGTTAAGAAGATTAACCTTAACAGTTTGTATGGCGCTATTCTTAATCCATACTGTCGTTTCTTTGATCGTCGTATTGGACAGTCCACTACACTCACAGGCAGATGTATTGCAAAGCATATGAGTGCAAAGACTAACGAGCTACTCACAGGCAAATACGATCACGTGGGTGATGCAATCATATATGGAGATACTGACTCCGTATATTTTAGTGCTTGGCCAGTAATTCGTGATCAAGTTGAACGTGGAGAAATGCGCTGGGGCAAGGATGAATGTGTAGCATTATACGATACCATTGCAGATGAAGTGAACACTACATTTCCAGCATTCATGGAAAAAGACTTCCACTGTCCGCGTAAAAATGGCGAGATCATTGCTGCCGGCAGAGAAATTATTGGCAGCCGCGGCATCTTTATTACAAAGAAGCGTTATGCAGTACTAGTGTATGATCAGGAAGGTTATCGTACAGACAAAGATGGCAAGCCTGGCAAAGTAAAGGCTATGGGACTGGATCTCAAGCGTAGTGATACACCTAAGGTTATGCAGAACTTTATGAGTGAGCTACTTGAAGAAGTACTGGATGGCAAGGGGTCCGAACATGCCGTGGAACGTATTCTAGAATTCAAACGTGATTTTGCTAATCTCCCAGGCTGGGAAAAGGGCACACCCAAGCGTGTTAACAACCTAACCAAGTTTACTAACCTAGAGTGGGGCAAAGAAGACGGCAAAGAAGTATACAAGGGCAAAGCAAACATGCCCGGACACGTCAGGGCCGCTATTAACTGGAACCGTCTAAAGAAAATGCATGGCGACAACTACAGCATGAATATTGTGGACGGTATGAAGACCATTGTATGCAAACTCAAAGACAATCCCATGGGTTACACCAGCGTTGGCTATCCAGTGGACGAACTAAACCTACCTAACTGGTTTAAAGAACTTCCGTTTAATCATAAGGAAATGGAAGCAACTATTGTAGATCAAAAGCTAGATAACTTGTTGGGAGAGCTTGGCTGGAACTTAACACAAAAGACACAAATACATAGCACGTTTGAAAGTTTATTTACATTTGAGTAATATACATATATAAATATGTTTATGATGGATGCTACTCATATAGACTTCCTAGAACGAGAGACTGATAAACGTGCAGTTGCTGACATCCGCGACATAAAAGATTTATTAGATTCGTTTGTTCGCTTATATGAAATAAAGAGACGTATAGAAAGATATAATATTAATATTGATGAGTCAGCCGAGCATATCAAAAACCAGATTGTTAATCAAAAAAGACATTTCCTTAATACCAGTTCACATGATAATTTGTTAGATAGTATTGACAATCTGCAACAAAGCATCAGCAATTATCAGGTAAAGTTGAAGGAACACAAAAAATATATTGAAAATAGGATAAGAGAATTTGAAATTATATTCCTTCAAAAAGACTATTTGGAATTTGAATTTCATTTGAGATCCACCGCGGAAGATTTAATAGAAAGACGCTCAGAGTTAAGCAGTAATGTAAAAGACTATCTACTTACTTTGGGTCAAGAAAGTAGCGGTTGGCAATTATCAGCAGCAGATATAAATCCAACTGACGGGGGGTTCACATCTAGCCTTGTTGCAAATGAGCCTCTCTATATAGTGGGTAAACAGGAACTACTTGATTATACTACAAAATCAATTACAGAAAAGCATAATGCATTTTATGCAGAACGACGTGTAAGAAAGTATTTGGATCTGAATGATCTTCCTAATAATGGTTTATGGAATATATTCTGTTTTAGTAAATATGAATATTACCCCCTAGATCCATTTAAGGACGAAGCTATAATAATCTATAACAAACTGGTACCGGGCGGCAAGTTCTTTTTCACATATAATAACTGTGAACTCAAACCTGGTCTCGAGTTTTGCGGTGGCTTTAGAGCATACCAAACAGAGTCCCTGGTAAAAGGTATGCTGTATGGTTTGGGTTTTGATTTTGTGAAAAACATTGAATTTAATAACGGAGCTCATACTATAATGGTTGTAAAAAAACCAGGAAGTATGGCTAGTATAAAACGAAGTGTACCAGATATAAGCATCGTACGAAAACTAAATGATGAGTAAATCAAATGGATAGAGAAATATCGTCTGTTCACTGAAGAAGAATGGATTTCTAATTGCAGGAATAATCAAGATACCTTCCCGAATTCTAAATTAGAAATGCAAGGCGGCGGCAATACAATAAGCTATATGGTTTGTGAATATATCCAAAAGAATATTGACTCAGAATCTAAATAATCATATAATTAACTATCAACTATAACATAAGGAACAATCTATGAAAGATTATTTACTTGACGCTGTGCAGCATACGCACAGCCTAGGTTTCATTGATCTGGTTAAGATCACAGGAACAGAGGATACAACAAATATTGAAGGTATTGCTGAGGATCGTACAGTTATACTCAAAGGCGAATTTCATAAGCCTGTACCAGAGTTTATGGGTACATTTGGTATGCCCAATCTTACTACATTAAATGTTATCCTACGTATTCCTGAATACGCAGAAAATGAGAAGATTAGTATTAATACCCAAGAGCGAAACGGACAAACAGTACCGGTTGGTATCCACTTTGAAAACGCGACTGGCGACTTCCAGAATGACTATCGTTTTATGAGCAGTGAAGTTGTCAATGACAAGCTCAAGAGTGTTACCATGAAGAATGTAAATTGGGGTGTAGAATTTGAACCCACCGTAGCCAGTATTCAACGTCTTAAGATGATGATCAGTGCAAATAGCGGAGAAACAACTTTTATTGCTCGCACAGAAGGCAAGGATCTAAAGTTTGCATTTGGTGATGCTAGCACACACGCAGGCGAGTTTGTGTTCCAGCCAGACGTTGGTGGTAAAGTAAGCAAGGGGTGGGCTTGGCCAGTTGAGGCAGTATCAAAGATCCTTAGCCTAGGTGGTGACCTGAGATATTCAATCTCTGATGACGGTGTTAGCCAGATCAGTGTTGACAGTGGACTAGGCGTATATAACTATCTACTTCCAGCACAAACAAAATAAATGTCCTTTGATTACAACAATCTTCCTAATATTAGAATACTGCTAAATCCAAATCTGGACTGTATATGGATTAATATTCCAAAGAATGGAAGTAGTTTTGTACAGAAAGTTTTACAGGACAATGGATGGCGTGTGCCACATCCGAACAGTCATGATGGGTTGCTTAGAAGTAACATACGCAAATTCTTTATATTACGAAATCCGTTAGAAAGATTTATCAGTGGGTTTGCTGAATGTTTTATTGAAGAACCTTCCGTATTATCATTGCTTGATAATCCCACATTTTTACGGATACTAGCACGTAATCCAGTCTATGACGGGCACACTACACAACAACATCTTTTTATTCCAGATTTAAGGAATAGTGAACACATATTTCTAGGATCAAGCCAACCTGCTCAACGGTTCTATTATAATCTTCAGGAATGGGTTAGAGCAATGGGCGGTCAAACAGACTGTGGAACATGGAAAGATCCAACAAATCCTAAAGACAATGACGATAATAAACTTGCTATTAACCACAAGTTAAGAGAAATCATTTGTAGCAATAAAGATCTTAAACTCGCTATTGAAAATTTTTACAGTCAGGATTATGATCTTCTAAATAAAGTCAAAAGAGTAAAATATGATGGATAGCAACTTTACACAACAGCAAAATGATTACGCAGTATTTCTACCGGCGATCAGTAGTTTCTATGCTACGTTTGTGGGTAGACAGCGATATGAAAACTATGTTGATCCAGCACGTATTCCCAGTCACTTTACTAACGGTTTAGAGAGTGGTAACTGGTTGAGTAATGATGGTCTGTTTAATTACAAGTGGAGTCTGTATAGTTCAGGACATGTGGACTTAGACACTACTAAGCATCTCCCTAAAGAAGCAATGA